TATTTGCATTTGCTGAACGTCTATATATTTCTTGTTGACTTCTAAATTGTCTTTCAGATAACACATCTGAATTAATATTAATTAAACCATTATTATCAATAGTATAGTCTCTACCGACTAATAGATTCAAACTATCTATTAATTCTTGTGCAGCTTCATTACTTTTTACAATAGCCTCATAAAATTCTACAGTGCCTTCTTTTAAATCATCTATTGCTTTTTTTGCATCGGTATATTTACTAATATTATCTCTTAATTCATTATATGCATCGGTAGCTTTTTGAACCTCTTCTTTAGTTTCTTGTACTGCTTCTTTTAGTTTATTTTCTTCAGAATTTGCTTGAATCATTTTTACAATTCATGCGCCCATTGCTACAGTGGCCGCGGCAATTGCTGCAACTGCGACAACTCCTAAAGCAGTAATATTCCCTTTTAAAGTCTGTTCTATTGCTACTAATACATTCTTAACTGTTTGTAATGCAATATCTTTTATTTGTAATAAAATACCTTCTTTTTGGAAAGCTACTATTGCACCTTCTTCTGTACTAATAACTCCTAATTGAATTGCTAATGCAGGTAATAAATTTTTAATTTCTTTAAAACCAGACAATAAAGCAACTCCTTGAACTGCAGCTACACTCATTACTTGTCCAAGTTTTTCTCATCCAGTTAACTGGTCATTTCCAAGCGTAGATATAATACCTTGAATAGAAGTCATTGTCGATAATAAAGTAGTAGTTCCTCTAACAATAGTTTGAATTCTCATTTGTTCATTTTTTAATTGAACAGTTTTATTAATAGAATTTTGTAAACTATTTTGTTGAGCTTGTCATTGGGCTAATTCGTCTTCATCAAGGCTATTAAGATATTCTTTTCCTTGTTTTAATTCATTTTGTTTTAATATAGTGCTTTCATAAGCACTTGAAATTCTTAATCTTAATTGTTCTTCGTCTCCAAGAATAGAATTAATTTTATCTTCTTCTACTCCTGTTTCTTGTAAAAATTGAACATATTGAGCTTGAGTTTCAGAAGTATTATTTCAATCTCCTGAATCTATATTCTTTATTAATTTATTTAATCGTTTTGCTTCATTTTGAGTATCTTCTAAAGCCGCATTAAAATCATCTTCTGTTGCTAAAACCATATTATATTTTTGAGCAATAGCATCAACTTCTTTTTCAATGCGTTTATAATGTTGAATTTGTTCTTCTAAATTTCCAATTTCTTCCTGTTGAGCTGTTAGTTCTTTATATTCTTCTTCAGTTAACACTTTTCTTACTGAAGCAATTTCTTTTGCATATTCTAATTCTTTATCTAAAGCCGCTTCTTGCTCTTGATTTAAACCAGTGTTTTGATCATATCCACGACTATTAATAACGTCTTCTTTTAATTTTGCAATATCTTGTGACTCATTTTGAATTCTGCTATTTTCTAATTGTCTAGTAATAGATTCACTAATTTGTTTACTAAATATATTAGAAACTTGTAAACCAAGAGTTGCAACAGTTTTCATTCCTCCACCAAGACCATTTAAATAAGAATTTACTAATGCCAAGGCTTGTTGCATTAAATCTATAAATCCTCTTACATCATCTTGATTGAATAAAATAGAATAAGTTTTTTCTGCTTCTGTTGCAAGTCTTTGTAAATGAGCTTCAGTACTTTCCATATAAATATCTTGTTGTTTTTGTAATTCTCCTGCTGAATTTCGAGAAGTATCTAAAGCTTTTGTATACATATCTCAGTTATCAAATAATGATAATAAATTATTGTATTGTCTTGTACCTGCCATTGTTTGGGCTAAAGCTACTTGTTGTTCTCTTGATAGTTTATTTCATTTACCACCAATTTCTTCAATAACATCACCCATATCACGAAGATTATCATTAGCATCTAATACATTTATGCCATATTGAGCCATTTTTGAAGTATAATTACCAAGGGTAGTTTCATCATCTAGCCCTGATTTAATATCTGACATACGTGCATAAATTGTTTTAAATGCAACTCCGACTGATTCAGGAGCTTGTCTAGTTACAGATACAACAGTCGCTAATTGTGCATTTAATTGATCAATATCTACACCCATTAAGTTTGCGGCAGATGCAACTTTACTCATACCTGTTGATAATTCTTCTAGATCTGCGGCAGTTGTTGCGGCAACCGCAGCTAATTTATCTACGTATAATTCAGCTTCTTCAGCTGTTACTTTATAACCATTTCATACAGCAGTTAATTGTTCTGAAACGTCTTGTCCTGATTGCCCAGTAACATTTGCAGCTTTCATAGTAACTTCTGCTCTTGCTTGAGATTCTTGACTACTTAAACCTTGTTGATAATAAATCAATGCGGCTTGAGTAAAATCTTTAGTAGAGCGACCTAAATCTTTTGCTACTCTATTTGCTTGAACTGCAAATTTATCCATTTCATCGGCAGATAGTCCTGTAACAATTCTAATATCATTTAAAGACTTATCTAATTTAACAGTATAGTCATATGCCTTTTGAACTGAATTACTTAAATTATTAAAAACACTAGAAGAAATACCATATCTTACAGTATTTTTAAAAGTAATTGCCATTTTGTCCAATAATTGACTTGATTGTTTTAATTGAATATTAGCATTTAATACAGAACGAGCAAAACTATTATAGGCTGCGGTTCCAGAACTTCCGCTAGACACAAGTGCTTTTTGTAAATTTTGAACTGTTCCATAAGTATTTTTGATACCAGTGTTAACTTTACTTAAGTCTAATTGTCCTAGTTTACTATTTCAAGCACTATTTAATATATTTTCAAGTTGGGTAGCCGCTTTACTAGCATTTTGTAAATCTTCTGTTAATTTACCAGACATTTTTGCACTAGCTGCTTCTACACGAATGTCAGCAAGTTGTTTTTTAATTTCATTTAAGCCAGTTTTATCTACGGTATAACCAACTTTTATATTAACATTAGCCATAATATCCTTTTCCTCCTTTTTGTTTTATTCCACAAAAAAAATCCCTTCATTTACTATATCTTGTAAATAAAGGGAGTTCTATTAATTTAATTTGGCCTATTCAGATATCTCTCTTCCGCCATTAGCAGCTTTTGCAAAATTTATTACATTTTGATATTTATCTGGATCAAAATTATCTAAAATTTTGCTCATAGCTTCAGCTTGTTTAGGCATATCTGTTATTAAGTTTTGAACTAATGATACCATAGTGCGATGATAATCTGTTATTTCTCTCTTTGTTTCATCTAACATATTAAATAATTCATTATAATCAAATTCATTCATTTGTTCAACAAATGCATCTATTAAACCATTACTTTTTAAACTATCATAAAGTTTATGTTCATCTTCTTTTTGTTTTTCAGTAAAATTAATATTAGTATACATATAAATTAAATGTAAATGAAAGAATTCATCAATTTTAATTGGATTATAATATCCATCTTCTAATGATTTTTGTAAGGTAATCATAATTAAATCATATTTATCTTCAATAGGTAAATAATCTAATACTTCTATTTCATTTCCATTCCACTCAAATTTATGAGTAGTAGTTACAGGTTTTAATTTCATATTTGCATAACTTATCATAAATGTCTCTCCTTTTCTCTCTTTATTATATTATATAACTTTTTTTGAAGTTTGTCAAATTTTATTCATGAGTATATCTAACTTGTGCATAAAGTTCATTTAAAGTTTTTATTGCTTGTCTTGAACGAACTCATGCAACAATAGTTTTTGATTCAGGTGTTAAATCTTTATAGCCTTCGCTATCAATTAAAGCTTTTAACTTTTCTCCTCTACGAGAAATAAAACTTTTATTAATTTTAGAACTTCCTTGAACACTTAAACTAGGTAATTGACTATAAGACATATGTGCTAGACTTTCAAAAAATTCATCTAGACTTACTAACTGGTCTAAATATTGTATAAACAACACATTTTCTCCTTGATTTGATCCTGTTACCGCACCCAACATAGCTTCTGCAGCATATTTTTTTCTTAAATATTGCATTTCTAATGAGCCATTAATATTTTGATACAAATTGTTATAAAAAATATATTTTTCTATATTATTTGCTTGAATATATTTATCAAAGAAATTCTTTAGTTTAGTTGTTTCAAAAGTAGTTGTAACTTTCTTTCCTCTCTTTAAAGATTGCGCTTTTGCACTAATTCCAAAAGATAATATTATAGTACCATCCTCATTATTAACAGTAATATTGTAATCTGCTTTTTTAGTACTTCCACCTTCAACTCTTTCAGTACCTGTTCCTTCTATATTAACAGAAAGGGTATCATCTTCTAATGTTTTTAAATAATCATTCAAAACTTTAATAGCATAAGTTGCACCCAACCCTTCTCCTAATCCACCAAGAATATTAGTAAACAATATATTCATAGGTCATATTAAAGATTGATAATCTACAGATTTTCCATTATATTGAACTTTATTTACTTTTTTTGATGACTTTAAAGATGCGCTTGCGCCTTCTAATAAATCTAATTTTTTTGTTAAAGTATCAAAAGATGTTAAAGCTGTTTGATTAATAGCTAAAAGATTTAATTTTCCAGCTATTGAAAATAAGCTATTTAAATTTGTGGTTGTTTTTTTATCTCCTTTATATTTATTATAAATATAATCCATATAATCTTTATTGCCCTGATTAAAAGCATTAATAGTATCTTTTACATATTGAATATATTTATCCAAAATTGCGATTTCTGCTTCAACATTTTTGGCATTCTTTAAAGCTAAACTTGCCGTAATAGCTTCTCTTTTTCCCGCACGTAATTTATCTGCTACGTCGATAGCAATTTTTTGTTCCATTTCTGACATTGTCTCAGAATTACCTGTAACGTCATTTAAAACTCCTAAAGCATTAGCCACAGTTTCTCCATCTTTATTACTTAATTTATTAATTGCAGCCATACGGTCTTTTAATTTATTAGCATCTTTATTATAAATTTCTGAAACTATATTCCAATCTAAATTTAAAGGAGCATATTTATTTTTATAATCTAAATAATCTTGTTTATTATAATGTATATATATCTCTTGAGCTAAATTAATTTCTTTAACTCCAGCCTCTGCGTTTGTTTTTGCCATAATCTCACTCTCCCTTTAAACTAAAAAAAGAGAGGGTTTAATCCCTCTCTTTAATTTATTCTTTATCCTAGATAGATCCAGCTTCTCCGTATTCAACGTTAGAATCATTTTGAGCTTCTGGCATTGTGAATCCAGTTGTGTGTTCCATAACTGATTTTCTAATGTCTGTACCAGCTTTAGCATCTTCAACGATTTGGATTACGCATAATACTTTTTTAGTTCTATCGAACATAGTATATCCTGGGAATGCATCCATAGTAAATGAGAATGTACTTGGATCTCCAGTTGCAGCCATGTTGAATGTAAAGTTAGATTGGATTTTAACGTTTGGTAATGTGATTTCAGCAGGCATATCTACACCATCAGATTCTCTTCTGAATAATGTACTAGCTTCAACATAGTAGTTTCCTGCAAAGTGTTCAGCATCGATTTGTAATTCAGATACATCTGCAGAATCTTTTACTACATAGAAATCAACGAATACAGTTTTTCCATGATATTTACTAGCAGCTCCTGTTAAAGTTTTTCCTGAAGTAGTTAATCCAGTAATTAAATCTCCTGTGATTGAACCATCAGCTTCAGTAACCATAACGAATACTGGAGCAGTAGCATCGATTTCTTCTTCACTTTCTAAAGCATCTGTTAAATCAATAACACCTGTATCACTTACATATGCTTGAGATGTAACGTGAACGTGTACTTGTTTTTCTTCATCTTTAAATAATCCAGCACCAGATAGGATTGAGAAACCAATTGGAGATAATAATGCATCTTCAACTGTGAAAGTTAATGTTTTTTCTCCTTCCCATGCGATTAAACGAGTATTACCTCTACCACCTTGTGCATATACAGTAGTAGCTGCACCTTCAATAGTTGAAGTAGTTGCTGAATCGATATATAATACTGGTTGTCCAGCCTTGAAAGTAGATGTTCCAATTGTAGTATCTGCTTTTGCTTTAAATACTACGTTAGCAATTTCTCTTACACCAAATTTCATATTTGTTATCCTCCTTCAAATATTTATATTCTATTTTGAATGAATATCTTTCATTCAGTCTTCAACTTCCTTTAAATCCTTTGCTCCAGCCATTTTAGCTTGGAAATAAATATCATAACTCGTTTTTAATTTAAATCTTTCAAACTCATCAAATAATTGATAAACTGATAAATTTAATAATGAATTCATATCTTTATGTTCACCAACAGCTAAAATAGAAACATAACGACTTAATATGTCAATTTTTTTCTTACCTTCTTTAAGTTCTGCTAATTTCTGTTGTCTCTTTTTTAACTTTTCAGCTATTTGTTTAGCAAGGTCTCCACTAGGATTATAATCTCTAGTTTCATCTCTACTAAATGAGAACATCATATTAAAAATAGTTTTAAAGGTTTCAAAATTGTCATTATTAATTAAATGGCGTTCTTCTTCTTTTTCTAACACAATTCCATCACTAGTGATATCTATTGTATATCATGGAAAAATAAGGGCTAGAACCATTTCAACGCAATTCCTATTTCTTTGCATTACCGCATTACGCTCTCTTAGTATTGCTATTAATATATCAAAATTCGTTTTATCTTCTAAATTCACTTTGTCCTGTTCTGATAAAATATTTTTAGAAAAATTAATTAATTCGCATCCTGTAAAGAATGCTTCCTCCCCAATATATGCGATTTCTTTAATTGTAGGTTGATGAATAGTAATTTGAGCTTCGATAAATGGAATGTCATTACCTGACAAAAGTAATAACTCATTATCCATTAATTATTCATCACGCGGAGGTAGTCGGTCATCATTACCATGGATCGCTCTATAAGATAGAGAATATCCAGCTAAATCTTCATTTAAGATTAATTCATTACATCCTAAAAAATTTAATTCTCCAATTCCGCTTAACTTAGCATTATTTAATAGACCATCAATATAACCTACTATTTTTAATGGTCTTAATCTATAATTACCAATATCCCAATAATCTAAATGACATATTATATCAAATGTAATAGTACAATCTCTATAATATGGATTTTCTTTATTAGGAGTAAAATTATCACAAGACATAATCATATAGGATTTTACCTCTTCATGTTCAGGCATTTTAATTTTAGGATTTAATTTAATATATCCTTCTTGAATTAATTTAGCTAAAGTCATTTCTTCAAGCTTATCTTTGTAAACTTGACTTTCTTCATTATCTAAACAATCTTTAGTGCTTAAAACAAGTAATCTTTTTAATCCATCACTATGTGGATAACTTTCTACAAATAATGCTCTCAATATTGTTTCAACATCCTTTTCAAAAGATAAGAATGATGATTTTAGCGGAATAGTACTTCTTGTATCTCTTTTCATAATCCGCACTCCTTTTTCTCTATAATGATTGAATATCGATATTTAATACAATATCTTCTTCATTTTCTCTTATATATTTTAACTCAAATTTACCACTTCTACCTGTAGTTATTTCTATATAAACCGTAGTATCATCCTGTTGTAAAATTTTCGCTTTTGAACTACCTATAACCCATGTTCCATTTTCTGCGTTTCTTATAGTATAAGTTTTCTTATCATATGGATAAACTGCGGTAGGCCCTTCAATAAAAGGTTCCTCCTCGGTAATTATACTTATCACCTCGGCTGCCGCGTCTTCTTCAGCTTTTGCTTTTTCAATACTGTTTTGATACCATTCTTTTAAATATACTATAATAATTCCTTCAGAACTCATATTATCAATAGATTGTATTTCTCAAGGCTTTCCATTGATATCAATAATATGAAATCTATGAAAAAATAATTCAGTTTTTTCATCTTTTGTAATATACATTTGTAACGTATAATCAATATCGTTTCAAAGTTTTTCTTGTTGATGACGCCAATCTATTTCATTAGTAGAAGGTCTTGCTACATAACATTTATATTCTGTGTCATCAATAGTAACTGTATATCTACATCTGCGGATTTCCGCCCTAAAATATGCAGTTTCTTCTAATCTTCTTAAATAAACTAATCAATCTGTTCCATTTTCTTTTCATGTAAACACATCACCAGGTTTCATTCCAATTTCTTGCAAACCTTCTGTTGTCTTTCTAATTTTAACTTTACCATCAGAATTAATTTCCTTCTCATTTAAACAAATATCTTCAAAAGGTATAGAAATATATTTGTTATCATAAATATTCTTAATTTGATCAGGATTAATTAAACATCTAAACTCTCTTCCATCTGCGAGAATTGCGGTTGCGCTTTGATACGAATATAAAAGAGCTTTTTTTAAGCTCTTTAACTTATCTTCATTCATTCTATCCACTTGGCGGTTGCCACCTGCATAGTGAAGTCTAGTTGACATATTTTCTAGTCCTGACATTCTGTTACTCCATCTTTTAATGAAGATAATAAATTTAGACATTCAAAGATTGTTCTTCTATAAAGAAAGAAATCTTTTTCTTCAACTAAATCGTATAAGCCTTGTAATTTACAAAGTAATGGAAATAATGTTTCATGGTATTCTATTAAGAGTTTGTCCATACCAGACAATTCCTCTATAATAGTTCCTAATGGAGTTTGTCAATCTATATCTTCCTCTCTATTAGGTAATAATTTATAAATTTGATTAGTTAATTTTTTTAGATTCTCTATAATTGCTTCTTTTGTTATTTCTGCGCCAGTTGTTAAGACCATAATCCAGACCCCCTTCTGCCTATAGGGGACTCTTCCATAATGGTTCCAAATGTAGAACGCATGATACCATCTTCATCTTTTAATCTTCTCTTATAAAGTCTTTGAAGGTGAAATCCTTCTCTTTCATAATCTTTTTTAAGAGTAAGTAATTTAGACATATGATTAGCTTGAGATGTGAATTTAAAATCACTTCCGCTATATTTCATTCTAACATTTTCAACACTTGCTAATTGTTGACCTAACCATTCTACTATCATATAAGTTGAAAGAATATTAATTTCTTCTGGAGTCAATGCAACATTGAAGCGGCCACCGCCATAAATAGTTGCTGGAACTTCTTCGTTATTACTTTCAACACCTTCATAAGTTTCTATATCATCTACATAGTTTCCTTCATAATCTGTGATATCAAAACGAGGAAATTCAAACTTATGCATTGCCGCATTAAGCAATTCTTCAAGTAATCTGAATGTGTCTAATTCAGTTAATTCCATATACATATCATCAGTAATTTTACTAAGAAAACTATCATAAATAATAGAAAAAGGTGTAGTAGTAGTTATGCTTTCCATATTACACCTCCAAGATTTATTATTTATCTAAAATTTTATATTTATTTTCACTAACAGTTGGAATTGCAGTTCTTCTTCCTGTAGATTTTGCTTCTTCTTTTGTAGGTTCGCTAATTCTTCTAACCTTTTGAGTATCTTTACTCTCTTCTTTAGTTTCTTCATTAACCATAATTGCTGCATCTACGTTAAATCCAGTCATTTCTAAAATAGCTTTTCTTTTAGAAATATCATTTAATGGCATTTCTATTGCTAATTTTTTAACTAAATCTATAGTTCCTTTTGGCGCAAATTCTAGACAGTCTTTTAAAGCGTCTAAAGAACCTGTCAATAATAAATTTTTAACATCTTCTTCAGTATAATAATATTCAGGTTCAACTTCTCCTAAAACTTCTCTAACAACTTCTGCATCATCAATAATTAAATAATCTCTAATTAAAGTTGGTCCTCCTGAAATATAAGCTAATTTTTTTAATTCTTCAACTGTAATGTTTTTAGTTTCATTTGCACTAAAATCACGCACTAAATTATTCATGTCTGGAATTCTATATCCTACATGTCCATTATCTCTGTTAGTAACTCTAACAATCTTTTTTTCATCTATCATAATTTTTAACTCCTTTTCTCTCTAAATAAAAAACGGGGAAGGTTAAAACATCTCTTTATTAAAGAAATGCCAAACCTTCCCCAAAGTTTTTATATTAATCTATTTACTAAATTCTAAATAGAACCAGTTGGCGCTACTTCTTTTGTTAAAGATGTATTTCTATATACACAAATGTTATTAGTGATTAATGCACCAACACCAAGTTTTCTGTAAACTTGAATTTCTTTAGACCAATCATCATTCTTTCTATCATCAACAAGTGTTTGTCCTTCGAAAGCGATTTTAACTGGTTTTTCATTTGATCCAGTTGGGATAATCCAAGCATAAGCTGGGTCAATAACTTTAGTTGTATTAGTTTCATCAACTAATGATTGATTTAATACAATTACGTTATGTCCTTTGTAATTTGCTAAATATCCATTGTTCCATTTTTGGTCTTTCATAGCATCTGAAATCCATCCTTCAGCTGGAACCATAGTTGCTGCAAATTCATAAGTACAATAGATAGTTGATTTTCCATAGCTATCAGCGATAGAAATTAATCTGTCCATAGCAGTTTCATTAAATCCTGCACCAGCATATTTGTTGTTTGTTCCTAAACTGTCAACAGCTCCGATTAATGCTTTTTCGATTTCTAAATAGATAGCTTCATCTAATCCTTCCATAACGATTTCTACTAATGTGTTGAAATCTACTCTTCCATCTAAGAATTCTTCAATAGAGATTTGAGCAGCTCCACCAAAAGCAGTTGTTGGAACTTCATAGCTTCTTCCATCTAATTTAAATACTTCGTAAACACCAGCTAATCCAACTTTAGTAATAAATTGTTTAGCTCTTCTTCTTGAAGCTGCGCTTACTTTTTGTCTGAAAATAGCTTTGTCACCTTGAGCAACTGTAGTTATTTCAGCAAACATTCCATATTCTTCTAATACTCTTGTTGGTAAAACATCATCAATAACGTTTTCAACTAAAGCAAAGATTGTATGTTTATTTTGTTCATATAAATGATAATTACCTGCGATTGCTTTTAACTCACTTCTTAAAGTTTCATTAATTTCTGAAGCAGTGAAATTTTCTCCTTCAAAAGAATAAGTTGTAGAAGGTTTTGCAGTACTAGCAATCTTAGCTAATTTTGTTAAATCTTTTAATTCCATAGTTCTTTCTCCTCCTTAAATTAGTTTATTCTTTGAAGTTTAACAGCAGGTTGGATTGCATCTGGGCATGTAGTGATTTTTACTACTTTCCAAATCATTCCTGTACTAACTGCGTTATCCTTTACTAAGTATCCAGTAGCAGTATCAACTTTTAATTTGTCTCCTACTTCTAATACGATTCCTGCGTATTCAGCATCTTTAGATGTATTTGCTGCTCCTACACAGTTTGTTGTATAGATATCTCCGATATTTGTTTTAAATAATCTTGGATAAATTTCTCCACCAACGTAATTTTTCTTAATCATAGCGAAATCTTTGTAGCTATCTCTTTCATCATAAAGTTTTACTTCATTTAAAACTAACATGAATTCGCCATCCCCAGTTAAATTAACTTCGTTGTTAGCATAATCATATTTCATGAATTGTCCATTTTCAAGGATTTCCATGTCACTTTTTAATGGTAATTGAGCATAAATTTGTCTATTACCTTGAGCTGATAAATGATTAGGTTCAACTTGTCCAAAACCAGTTCTTTTAATAGTAGCCATATTCTATATCCTCCTTATTAAAATTATTCTTTACTATCTCTAGTATTCTTTAATGCCTTTAACCATTCAGGCATAATAGCAGATCCTTCGTTATTTAAACTATAAGTCATAACTTCATCTTCTATTTTATTTTCATTTTTATCTATATCCTCTGAGTCAAAATTAACCTTTTTTCTAACACAAATTACAGATAATTTTGCTTCTATTTCATCTAGAGAATATTTTGATTTATTTTCAATAACGTCCTTTTTATCTTCATCAGATAACATATAGAAACTATTGATTAAAGCGTCTTTCTTTTCGTTATCTACAGCTTCTTTAAATGTTACCAATTCTTGATATTTTGCTTCCATTTCCGCATAACTAGTTTTTAAAGTTTCTAGCTCTTGTTCTAATAAAGAATAATCTTTTTCATCTTTTTTATCTTCTTCGCTATCGTCTTCTTTGTCTGTGTCTTCAGCGCTTTCATCTTTATCTTTTTCAGATTCTTCTTTATCATCTTTAGCAGCAGTATATTCTTCTTCTTGACTAGGTTGAGTAGCATCAATGGAATCATCAGTATCTTCTGTTGAAATAATTTCTTCTTCTACAGCAGCTACTTCTTCTACTGTTTCTTCAACAGTTTCAGTTTCAGGAGCTTCTACAGTAGTTACTTCTTCTTCAATAGCAGTAGTAACTTCAGTTTCAACATTTTTATCTTCTAGTTCCATTTTGTATCCTCCTTTTAACGCATGTTTTAGATCTTGCATCATAGTAAATAATGTCTTTTTAAAGTCATCATCCATTTTAGTGAATTGTTTGCTTACTTCTGGTGCGGTAATGCTTGAGCCTTCGAAGCAAGGTTCAATATCTTCACCTAAAATGCAAAGCTTTGAAAAAATTGCATCATTTATTATGAAAAAATCCATACCTGTATTATTGTTTGTTGACCAGCGTCCATCTAAAGTTTCTTCATCTAGTTCCATAGATTGAGGTCTTCCCTCTTCTATAGCTAGCTTAGCCTCTTCATATTGACCTGTCCAAAGATACCCAGTGGTCATAAGATACTCTCTAGTAACTTTATTTCCAAAATCATCAGTATCTTCAAATTTTTGAAACCATACTTTGGCATCAGGTGCAACGAAACCATAAGGTTTAGTTAAACACTCAAACTTAACGCCTTCATCATCAAAGATAATCTTTTCACCGTGGTCTCTAAAATCTTCTTTTTCATCTTTATAATATCCAACAATAGGCGCTCCACGTAGAGTTTTTGCCATTTCTGTCGCAACCTCTTTAGTAATATAACTGTGGTTTCTATTTTCACCTAGATATAAAACTTTTATTTCACAGCTGCTCATTAGTGGGTTAATCTCTAAAGGTTGTAGATTAATAAACTCTGGAGAGTCTATAGTTGCTATTGATTGGTGCATCATAACTATCTATTCCTTTCTTCTTATCTCCACTTATTTATATATAAATAAAGTGGAAAACGATTTTTCTTTTTTTGCCCTGATTTTTATTAAGATTGACTTTCTTCATTTTGAATAGTCTTTTCAGACTTTTCATCATCAGATTTTTCAGGTCTTCCACCTTGGCTATCAGAGCTATTTCCGCCATTAGTTTTGTTTTCTTTATTTTGTTGATTTACTCTATTTAATACATCACTATTCATTGTACTAGACATCATAGGAGGTATAAATACATTAACTAAATCTAACATATCATTTTCAAAATATGCATTTGCAAGTATTGTACTTTGAGCTTGACCCATTGCAATTTGTGGTAACATTTTGCTGAAACCAACTTGCATTTGTTCTTTATATATTTTTGCCATATCTTGATAATTATAAATTGTTGTAGTAAGAATTTGCGCTCTATAATAATATTTTTTAGGTTTCTTATTATATTTTTCAATAACATCATTTATAAAACCTTCAAATTGTAAAATTAAATTATACAATGATGCTTCATCATTTCGTATTGATTTTTCAAGAGCTATATTACCATCTGTATTAAATTGCATTTGAGAAATACCAGCTTCATTATAAACTCCACGCTCTACTCTCTCTAAATCATCAGTAGTTGCAGCACTACGATTATCACTCATATCCGCAACTTGAACATCTGCAAATGTTGTTAACACATCTATTCCTATAGCTTTCTTAAGCATAGCAACCGCATTATTATGTAATTGTTGTGCTTCATCTACATCAAATACTAAATCTCCATTTTTATCAACAGGCATCTTTTGAATAATAATTTTAAGTAATTCTTGAGCCATTTTCTTTTTATCTAAATCTTTTGCTTCATCTAAATCAATTAATGCAGGAATAACAGACATAAACATTGGTGCGTCATCACCATTTATATTAAATTTAATTGTGGCATTTACGTCTAATAAATATCAACCTTCAGTATCTCCTGCAAATTGAGGCGGTAATTTTCCCTCTTTATATAAGATATATCCTCTCTTAAATTCAGCAGGGAATAAGTTTAACATTTTAACCCTTTGAGTTGTGTCTTTAAATGCTAAGTCAAAATATCTCATATTAAATTCTATTGCTGGACGTCCATTTACTATAAATCTTGAACGGCAATAATTTACAGGTAATTCTTGAACAGTAATTCTTTTTGCAGTAGGTACTAAATACCCATAATAGCATCCATTCTTTACAACTTTTAATGCTATTTCTCCAAAAAGTTTTTTAAGTTCAGAATTATCTAAATATAATAAGATTTTATAGAAATCCGCTAAAGCAGTATCTTTATCTTTTTCACTAGCTACTTCATTATTAATATAAGGAGTAACCATCCAATCATATCTATACATATAAGCCATGTATTTGCATAATCTTGAATAAATACCACTTGTTTCAAAATAAAATTTTGATATTTCACGCATTTCCGCATAATCGTTATCATATAGAGATTTAAGAATTAAGTCTCTTCTAGTAAATCTTTTATCAACTTTCTGATAATTACCTAGATCTAAAATAGCATCTTCTAATGTTTTTGCTCCTATCTTAATTTTTGAAAAATCGACAGGGACAAAACTATTTTGAGTTTCAGAATTACTGGTGCTATCAACGAAAGACATTTTAAAGCCTTTCTTTTTTATTTCTTCTTTTCTATTAATCAAGATAGACACCTCACTTTTCTTAATCTCTATTTTAGTATATCATAATTTTTAAACTCTGTCAAAAATTAATATCCACCTTTTGCATAATATAAATTCATAATATAATCATAATCTATTCTACCTTCAACAGTGTAAGGTATTTCTAATAATATAATTCCATGTTTTTGACAATATTCTTTTTTCTTCATATCATTATATTGTTGTTTGCGGAGTCCAGTATAACCACCAAATTTACTTTTTGGAGAATAATGCTGTATACCTTGATATTCAATTAAAAATTCTAGATTATGTTCATCATCGAATACCGCAAAATCAAATCTTAACGGACGTCCGCTTGTACTAACTAAATCTGGAAAAGAATATTCTTCTTCAAATACTAAACCAGCTTCTTGAAGAACTTCTTCAATCTTAATTTCTCCTCTACTCGCTCTCATGTATACCTCCATTCCGCAGATATGATAGACATACTAAAATATTTCTATATTTATATTAATATTCCAGCATCTCAATCAGTTAATTTTGCCCAAACTCGTTTTAACTTCCTGAGTAAAATACCATTTCCGCAATATTTCTTTTCTTTCTTTTCTTTTTTCTATCTTCTTCTTGTTTTACATAATACATTCCATATTCAAAAGCAGAAAATTTATCTTTTTTGATTCCTTTATTAGACTGTTTTAAAATAATATTTGTACCTTCATTTTCTTCTACTAAATTTAACATTTGGTCTTTTAAAATAGTAGTTTGAGTAAAAGGCATAAGTTCTTCCGCTCTTTTGTCAGGTGTCATATTTTGTCCTACTTTTGTAGACATTAACTTAGTTTTTGCTTGATTTTCATCAATTAAAAATCTAACTTTACCACTATACATTTGAGTTTGAACATAAGTATGAGCTTCAGTATTGATTGCCGCATTTGCTTTAATTAAATACATAGCATCATTTTCAACGTCAGGGCCTTTTATCTTCTTATAAGGCTCTGTAATATCTTCTGATGTTCCCCCTGAAACACCAAAAGCAGGTAAAGCATCGCCGGTTTCTGGGTCTATTTGAACTTTTGTCATAAAGTCAATTAAACCAGCACCTAAACCATTAGCATCTATTGCAACTTGTCTTGCTTTATATTTATAAAATAATCTTTTTATATTAATTGCTTGGACTTCAAAATCTTCAGCTTCATAAGGATAAATATTAACAATAGCTTTAAGTGCTGGACCTTGAACTTGAGGAGTAACTTTAATTACAACAATTTCGGTAGTACATTTAAAACGTCCAACGTCAACTCCAAGCACATAATATTGTGCTTTACTGTTGCGGCCGCTGGCTTCTCTCTCAGGTTGAAGTAATACACGATGTTGATCAAACTTTTCTGCAGAGAAAAACGCGTTTTCCGCATCTCCGCTTCATTCAGATTCATACTCTCTTGAAAATGAAGCATCATTATAAGTACCATCTAATTTTAATCCTTGAATAAAGTTTTTAGGCTGTAATCCTTCCATAACTGGAATTCTTCAAGTTCCTCCAAGCATTATAGCTTCTTCAGGATGAATGATTTGTTGTATTAAAATTTGAATTAATTTATCATAAGAGAATGAATTTTTCCAACCTGCAGTAGTAACATAAATTTGAGATTTATTTGCAACTTCTTCTTCATGTCTTGAACCATCC